ATCTTGGGAAGGATCCTAAGAATAAATCAGTGCCTTCCGGTAAAGGTAAGGGCAAAAAGTATTCTTCTATTAAAAAATCTGATCCAACCAAAACTGAAGTTACTTCAAATAATAAACCGGATAATGTATTATCGTCAAATAATAAAACTGGTCCGTTAGAACCTATCACAAATTTTGGTAAAACTTCTAGTTTTATCGGTCAAGAATTTAAAGAAGAAATTCCAGAAATTGCAGGAAATGGACGACCATATTCGCAGTTTCAACCTAGTTTTGAATTTCAATTACCTGCAGAGGGTGGTAAACCACCTGCAAAACCAAAAGGTTCTGGTAAATCAAAAAGTACTAGTAAAACTAAAAAACCAGCTGCTGCTAAACAGGAACCGGCGCCAACTGGACCTGGTGTTAGTGATGGCGCTGCTCCATATTCTGGATTTAACAGATACTCTTTATTTAAATATAGAGGTACTCCACTTAATGGTAAGGTTAGAGGTACTGCAGTAACCCATGCTGATTATAATTTAATCGATCCTGCTACTTTAATTGAACCTACGATAAGCAATATAATTCAACAAACAACTGAAAAAGGAGCTTTAGGTTATCGTTATCATTATTCTGATTTTGCGTTATGTAAATATGGTGGTAAAATCCCAAACAATTATTTAATAACTCTTAGAAGATTTCCTTTTCCAGTCGAAGACGATATTATTACACCCTTTATTATTGGTGAAGATGGTAAGAAACAAGATGCGAAAAGTCCAGATATTGCTAGAGCAGTAACCTGGATTTCTGAAGAAACTGGAAATAGCTTAAGTGAAATTCTTAGTTTAACTTATGGATATACATGGAAAGAAGTAGAAGCTCAAGTACAGACTATCACGTCTACTAATAATGAGAATTCGGGAGGTAAGTTAGGTAAGGCTTTAATGGGTAACAAAATTGGTAAGGCTTTCATGGGAGCTGGTCAAGGTATGAATGGTGTCGATGTTAAAACTGCGGAAGCTCATGGTGCTGGATTTGATCCATTAAAAGGAACATACCCAAATCACATATTTGGACCTGTTAATAAAATTGCTTCAATGCTTGTTAGAGATGATAAAGGTTTATCATTTGACAAAGAATTTACTCTTAAATTTCAATATGAAATGAAAGGTTTAATGGGTGCTAATCCAAAGGTAATGTTCATGGATCAATTTGCTAATATTTTAGCATTGACTTATTCTACTGCACCGTTTTGGGGAGGAGAAACTAGATATTTAGGAAGCGGTTCAATTGGACGTCCATTTGGAGATATTGCAAAATTAAGAAGTGGAGATTATAAAGGATTCTTAACTTCAGTATTAGGTCAACTTTCTAGCATGGCTACTAATATCGTAGATGATATTAAGGCAAATGGATTAGGTGGATCTAAATTAACAAGTAACTTATTAGGTGGTGCATTGATGGATTTATTTAACTCTCCACAAGGTGGTGAAGTTGCAAATGCATTATTAACTGGTGAAGCTACTGGGCAATGGCATATTACTGTTGGTAATCCTCTTAATCCTATGATTGTTATGGGTAATTTATGTCTCCAAGATACTAAAATCACATTTAAAGATGGTGTAGGACTTCAAGATTTCCCAGAAACTATGGAAGTTGAAATTAAATTAAAACCAGGTAGACCTAGAGATAAATCTGAAATTGAATCAATGTTTAATGCAGGTAGAGGTAGATTCTACTTGAAACCGAAAGATGGTGCAGATATTAATAAATTACATGAGGTTTCAGGATATGGCGATAGTACCGGTACTAGTAAACAATCAGTAGAAGGTAAAGGTAATCCTGGTTCTCCTTTTGATATTGCATTTAGAAAATTTGCTAACGACTAATGAAAACTTTAGAAAAGAAAAAAACAACACAGGAAGAGTTTGGTGACGAAAGACTCATCATGACTGAACCTACAATGTTATTTAAGGATAACATTTCGATACGTGAAACATTTTACGTAGATGAATACTATGCAGGTCGAATTGATCTAGTAGCATTAAATGTATACGGTGACGGAGCTTTTTCAGATCAACTTTTAAAATTTAATGGAATGTCAAATCCATTTGCGATTGCTGAAGGTGATGTGTTATACATTCCACCTGCTGACGTTCTATTAAAAAGTTGGAAAAAACCAGGAATAAGCGTAACCGGAGCAAATGCCGTTAGAGATAAATTTATAAATACGAAAAGATTACCGATCCAAGATCAAAAGAGATTAGAGTATCTTCAAAGAAAGGCTTCGGCTAAATCTAATGGTGCAAAGGAAATACTTCCACCTAATGTTCTTAAATCTGATGAAGCTAATGTTATTATAGAAAACGGTACCACGAAAGTAGGTGCGGTATTACCGACAACTGCTGATAAAATAACTGCAAGATTATCTTCTAACACCGCATTTCCTGGAGAATTACAAAAATTAGATGTGATTAATAGAAAAAGCGATATTGCTAGCGGAAATAACACGAAATAATTTAAAACATGGCAAGCGATTTAGATAGACATATACTAGTAATAACAGAACCAACTATCAAGTTGGATCCAATGGTATTTGATTCTGGAAAAGAGGAAGATCCTGAAGGCAAGAAAATATCTAAAGAAAACGGATCTCTTACACCTGCTATCAGAATTAATAATATAGATGTGGATCAAAGTGATTTACATTTTTGTAATATTTCAATTTCAAAGTTTTTACCAGAAATCAATGTAAAATTCATGGACAGCCAAGGCCATTTTCGAGGAGATTCACTTCCTAGAGATGGTGATGTTGTCAGTCTTAGAATAGCCGCTAGACAAGAAAAAGTTTTTAAAGATATTAGAATTGATTTTGATATTATTAGATGTAGTGGTAACCAGGCAGAAGGTGAAGATGCTGATCCACAAGCTCAATACCCTGGAGAATATTCTATTTTTGGTAGAATGAAGGTACCTAAGATATTAGCAGAAGAATCAAAGGGATATGGTCGTAAAACATCATTAGATCACTTAGAACAAATTGCAACTGAATTAGAATTAGGTTTTGCAACAAACATAGATTCAACTGACGATGAAATGGCTAGATTCTGTGCATATATGCCAAAAATAACTTTCATTACTGATATTATTAAACATGGTTATATCGACGATGAGAGCTTTGTTGTTGGTAAAATTGATCCATATTATTATTTAAACTACGTTGACTTAAATAAAGTCATTAATTCGAACAATGACTTAGAGGCTAGTTATCTAAGTAAGCTTCAAGAAAACATTAATAAGAATCCAGAAGATGGAGACGAAAATAATGAAATTGAAGGTACTCTGATGTTAACTAACCATCCATCGTATCAATCGTCTTCTCAATTTATTAGTAACTTTAAAATTATAAATGAATCAGGAGAGAAGACCGCTAAGATGGGTTATAAAATGAAACTACAATACTTTGAAAACGACAGTGAAGAAGGATTGCTTAGTTTTGATATTGAACCTAGAGCAAGCAAGAAAATGTCAGATATTGAAGAACCTATGAAGGGTCGAAGATCTGACAAAACAAGATACAAAGAGGAAGTTAAACAGAAATTTGTTGGCAGAATGGATGTTGATAAAACTCATGGTAACATGAATCCAAATCACTACTTCGGTGCTATACAAAATAAAATGAATTTAGCTGAATGTGGCAAAATGAAATTAGAAGTTTTGGTAGAAAATATGAATCCTGCTTTATATCCATATATGAAGATTCCTGTGTTTATCACAGCTCATAATAAATCTGAAGTTGATCGTCTTAACGCTCTTAAAGAAAAGAAAGAAGAAAAAGGATTTCCAACGATGGGAGAAGACTATGGCGAAGATATCGAATCTGATGGTGGTGATAAAATTGCAATGGACGAATTTCATAGTGGATTCTATATAATTGAAGATATTGAATACATGTATGATTATGAAAATGGTAAAGGTATTCAACAGAAGGTAACTCTTCTTAGAAGAGAATGGCCAACTAAGCTTAATCAAGTTGAAGAAGAGGTTATGGACGACCAATCTCCTCCTGCTGCGCCAGCTCCGGAACCAGATCCAAATCCAGCCCCGGAACCAGCTCCTGAGGAACCAGCAGAACCAACTCCAGAAGAAAAACTAGGAGAACCTGTATTTGATCTAAATTTTGAAATGCTAGAAGCTATTACAAACAGTTTAGGATCTTGGAAAGATTATAGTTTGAAATTCCAATGGACAGCCAATGATAAAACATTAGTAAAAGAAACTCCTAAAATCAAAGTTAAATTTGTAGGACCTAGTACTTCTGAAATTAATGCTTCGGTTTCTATGGAAGATACTGTAGCTTCAGGTAATTATGGATGGAAGTACAATACGACATTAGATCTTCCTAAAGATACCTTTAAAGATAAAGAGGGTAACTATACTCTCGAAGTAACTTTGACATATAAAGATCAGACTTTTACTAAAAATACTAAGTTATCATTTGCTAAATGGTTACCTGGTAAAATATTAAAACAAGGTGCTACTGAATCTAACAAGAAACAATATAGATGGGAAGTGGTTAACTCCACTGAAAGTGGAATATTCGAGGGTAGATTTACCAAGAAGAGTGAAGCACTTGAATATAATAGTCCTGTAACAGGTAGAAAACAAGGTACCGATTATAAAACCGTTTTAGAAGAAACTGAAGAAGCATCAGAATTGCAAATGTATTAGTCGCTTCTTTAATAAAACAAATATATAAAACATGTCAGCATTCTTAGAATTACAATCATTTAGAAAATCGGGACTCCTTAAAAAGGGAGATACTCCGAAAATAGACATGTCTTCTTACCAGGATCCGACATATTTGTCGTTTACTTTATTATTTGATATGAATTTGTATTCACCTTTATTTAATGGTGAAGCTGAAGGATTTATTAAGAAACATTTACTTCCAGCAGATCCTGCTAAATATCAACATAAATTAGATTCTCTTATAGCTTTTAAAGAAGCTTTGTATAAAATTAATTCGGAACTTTCTTGGCATTGGCAAACTCTAGGTGGTGTTGATCGTTTATTACAATTTACTCCAGAAAACCCGTTCTTCGGTGGAGCAGATGCTAAATTAATAATTGGATGTTTAGAAACAATTAACTTAAATATTGCAGGTTTAATGCAACTATATAGAAAGGCAGTATGGGATGAAGGCAGATGGACTTATGTTTTACCGCCTAATTTAAGAAAATTTAATATGTACGTTTTCATCTCTGATGTTAGAAGTATTTATGACAATTCTGCTGATGGCGTTATAGCTGGAGAAACTCTTAAACCATTTTTCATGTTTGATTTAAGATTATGCGAATTTGATATGACAAGTGGAAACAAGTTTTTAAGTGATTTAAGTGCAGCAGCTCCGGAAATGGCGACAAATGAGATTATTATTAATTACAATAGAGTTTTTAAAATAGATGCTCGAGCTTTAAATGGTGTTGTTTTTCAATCACCTGCTATTTCAAGAAAAGATATTAAAGATAATCCAGTTTCAGAAAAGTCTGGAACCATGGTTCCAACTAGTGATACTGAAAACGAATATCAAAAAATTGATAGAAGATTAATGGATGAGGATTCTATAGCTGATGTATCAGGAGCTCAAGAAAAATTAGATTCTATTAATCCGGCAGATCCTAAACAGGCTTCAAAAATACCATTAGCTCAGAAAGCTGGTAGTAAACTTAAAAACTTAAAGAATACTGCTAAAGAAAAACTTAACGGTTACGGTAAAAGAGCAGAAGGTGATTTAAAAAGAATGGCAAAATCTAAAGTTGAAGAGGCAAAAATCGAAGCTGCAAGATATGTAAACCGTAGAGTACCTAGCCTAGAAAACATATATGGTAAAGTACAAAGAGCGGCAGACGCTGCAACTGATGTTAAAAGTATTGCAGGTGCGATTGAGAGCGTTGTTGGTAAAAATGTACACTTTTTAAATGGAACTCCATTAGTTGATGTTTTAAACAAGGCAAATAGAGATGCTTTAATTGCATTAGGTAACGTATATAAATAATTCAAATGGCAGCAACAGTTGACGAAATAGGTGGCGGAGATAATATCAGAGAAACTCAATGGCTTGGAAAGGTTGTTGATAATAAAGATCCGTTGAAAAATGGAAGATGCAAAGTCTTAGTTTACGGTAAATTTGATAATGTTCCTCCTGAAGATATTCCATGGGCAGCTTGTGGAAATAGAAATACAGTTGGAGCTCATGCCATTCCTAATATAGATGATATTGTTTCAATTCGTTTCGACAATGGTAACTTATACCATCCTGAATATTTTTATCAAATCAATCAACGAAAGATTCTTAAGTCTGAAGTATTAGATGCTCTATCAGAAGATGAAGCACAACAAACTATCTCGTTAGTCTACGATGAGATTCGTGGTATCAGGATCTATCATTCTCCTAAAGATGGTATAATTATCACAAAGGGTAAGGGTGCCAAGGAGAGACCCCTAATACAAATCGATGAAAATAACAATATTAAAATTACAACAGATACTAAAATCTTTTTAGATGCTGGTAATGTTTATTTGTCAAATACTGGAGAGGCATCAGAAGATACTAAAGAACCTGCAGTTAGAGGTAAATCATTAGAAAAATTCTTGGAATCATTTAAATCTGAATATAATTCACATACGCATCCTACTCCTACCGGTCCAAGTGGTCCTCCTGTTAAACCATGGGCTCCAGTACATAAGCCATACCAGCAAGAAGGTAAATAATTAGGATAAATATCTTATAAAATATAACATTATGCCTGCACAGTGGCCAATATTTATAAATAACGTATCCTCAAAACTCGCTAGTCGGTCTTCTAAAGGACCCGATGACTTCGGTATGTTTTTTGCGAATGAATATTTCAATGCAGTCAAAACTTCACAAACTCCATTCGGAAATCTACACAGTGCTGGACAAAAATCAGTATTAGAACAAGGCTTTAAAAAAGCATTTAATGACTTATTTAAATCTTTAGCACCTACATTAGAAGATAAAATCAAGGACGGTAATTATGCTGACCTACTAGAAGGCTTACCAATTCCAAAAAAGTATAATGCAGAAAAAGAATTTAGAAAGTGGGTTGTTAGCAAAGGAGATTCTCTTCCGAATACTAAGTTTTACGAATTCTTTCCACCTAAGCCGGAGCCAGAAACTCCTGAATTAACGAGTGCTGAGGTATTTGGAGTAGCAGTCGACGCTGAACAACCAGTGTTAACTTTCACGGGTCAAAACGGTGTAGCACCATATACGTTTACGTATTCTATAAATGATGGTGAAGAGATTAATATTATATCAGATGAATCTGGAATCGCAAATGTATATGTGCCATTTGATGTACCTGGTAAAATCAAATATACTTTAATTAATGTAGTTGATTCTGTATTTCCCGATATTCAACACAAATTAAATCAAACTGTAGAATTTGATATTCCAAAGGACAGCACTAAGCCGTCTGAAGTTATGAATGGTGTCGAACGAGTAAAGCTAGAACTGACAGAGGAACAGAAATTTGAATTAGTCGTAAAAAGAGTATTATACGAAAATGATGGCGATATACGATTCATAAGATTTTTAACTAGATTTGTATTAAGTTATGAAAGAGTGTACGGTAAAAAGGTATATGAATCATGCGTTAAAATACTTGGAATTACTGAAAGACCAACTATTGTCAAAAAAATTACAGATAGGTACACTGATCTATATAAAAATAGAAAATTAGTAGTAACTCCACAGACCCAATATGATCTGCCCTCGAATAGAAAGTATACGTTTACAATCGATGGTAAAACTTATGATTCTAGTACAACTCAAACTCAGTTTTTAAAGAAAGTTGATGACAAGATACAGACCGAAGCTGATGAAACATATAACAAAGTTAATTCGAATCTTAAAACCGATTTAACAAATCCATTAAATAAAAAGATTATTCAATTAGAACATCTCGATGATAAAGAGATCTGGCCGTCTTGGTTAACAGATACATTTATTTGTAAATTCTGCTATGTTAATGGAATAGATGATATTACGCTAAAATCGCATGAAAAAGCTAACCATGAAAATGAAGATGATAGGATTAAAGCAAAAAGAAATCTTTATAAAATTGATAGAGACAAATACAACCTATTGAAAAAACAATGGATTGACGAACTTGCAGTTTCTGAAAAAAAGGAAGAGGATCCAGATACAGAGAACGACCCATACGATACTATGGCAAAAACAATTATATCGTATTGGAAATCTGCAGCTGCTCAACCATTTAAGAATTCTCCACCAGTACCTCCTTGTAATGTTCCTAGCCCAGGTTCATATATTCCATTATATTATGGAAGTCAAAAATCTCTAGCAAAAAATCTTAGAAGAGCATGGAATACTGGAAAGCTAGCTAAATTAGAACCACTCACTCAACCTGCTACAAAGGCAGTAGCTTCTGCAGTTGCAACATGTTGCGCAAAACATTTAATGGAATTGAAATTTATATATGTTGGAAAATTAACGGTTGGAAGCGCTACAGTACCGATGATTGGATTTGTACCAACCTCATTTTAAATTGATATATACTACTATAATATACATTCACCCTTTAACAAATAAAATAAATGCTACAAGAATTAGTAAAACCCGAAGAGATTGTTAACAATAACAAAATCTTTAAAACCGAAGGAAACCCCGATTTTGATTGGGAAACCCACGAAGCAGACTGCCCTAGTCTTTTAAGAAAGGGAAATCCTCACGTCAAAACTCGAAATGGTGACAAAGTCTTTTCAAGAGCAAAAGATGCTCAAAAGATGTATGACATGTATTTGGGTTCATTTGAAAACATGGTTCCTAATATTGAATTAGGAGACAGATTAACTGGTAAAATTTGGGGTGTTGACTCTAGATGGGCAACTATCGATGCCGGTTACAGAGAATTAATTTACATCGACCTAGAAAAGGAAGCTCCATCATTTAGAAAATTAATAGAAAAGGATAGAGAACTTTCTGTTAAAGTTACTGCAACTTCAAGAGAACGAGGTTTCTTTGTTGGTTCAGTTACTGAAGGAACTAAACAAGTTATCTTCAATGAATTGCTAGAATCTTCTAAAGAAGAAAATATGGCTTATGTTGGAAAAGTTGAAGAGATGATTCCAGGTGGAGGTTATATGGTAACAGTACAAGGAGTTGAATGTTTCATGCCAGGTTCTCTTGCTGGAATTAACAAATTAGTTGATTTTGAATCGATAATCGGACAAGAAATGTATGTTGTTCCTGTTTCGTTCTCACCTGAAAAAGGTACAATTGTAGTTTCTCATCGTAAATATTTACAAGCAATGATTCCTCAGCATATTGATACTCTTAGAGGAGAGATGGAGAAAGAACATAATGGACATGTTACTGGTTCTACTAAATACGGAGTATTCGTAGAATTTAATGGATGTTTAACTGGAATGATTCATATTAATGATTTATCTTTAGAATTCTCAGAATTGTATTCTAAAAATCAATTGACACCAGGTACTCCAATTACGTTCTTTGTTAAGGACATTATAACAGACACTAAAATTACATTAACTCAGAAAATAGATTCTAAAGTTAATCCATGGAACGGAGCAGCAGCTAAATATCCTGCAGCAACAGAAGTTACTGGAGTTGTTAGATCTATTAAAGATTACGGTATCTTTGTTGAAATCGAAGAAGGTATTACAGGTTTACTACATTCTAGTGAATTAAATGGAATCAATCTTCAGGATATTAAGAAAGGAGATCCTATCAGAGTTACAATTAATAGAATCGAAGAGGAAACTAGAAAGGTTTTCTTGAAGTTACTTTAATTTTGAACTTGATATATATAGTGAACAACTATACATATCAATAAATGATTAATCTAACAGATTCAGAAATTCTTCAAAAAGGGCTCGTTGGTGTCGAATTTGAATTCTATTCAAACATTAGCTTAGAAGATACTGCTAAGAAATTAGGAGAGCTTTTAGGCAAAAAGATTAGAATCGAGACTAAGCACAAGAGTGAATTTGCTCCGACTCAAAAGGAGTTTAAAATAGAACCAGATATGAGTGGTGGCGCCGGACTAATGGAATTAGTAACCGGCGCTTTGCCATATTCCGAGGGTAGGATGATTATAATTAAAGTCTGCAATTGGATTACTGAAAATGGTTATACTAGTGATCGTTCTTCAATTCACTTGAATTTAAGTTTCGATTCTAAATTAACAGGTAACCGATACCAAATCTCAAGAATGAGTCCATTGAAATTTATTCTTGATTTTAATGAAGATCAGGTTTGGAAAGAGTTTCCGAAACGTAGAGATTCAGCGTATGCTAAATCAATTAAATTTGTTTTACCAAGAACTGAAACATATATCTATGACGGAAACCACATTGGCCAAAATAACTTTATATTCCCACAATCTAAATACTACGGTGTAAACTTTGAAAAATTACAAAAGAATTATTTAGAATTTAGATATTTAGGTGGAGAAGACTGGCACAAAAAGCAGTCAAAAATCTTAAATTTATTAGATTCTTTCTTAGGTCAATTATGGAAATCTTCTACAGATACAGGTTTTACCAGTAATAATAAACTAGAGTTAAAGAAAATTCTAACTAAGAATAAGCACATTATTAATTCTAGAGTAGACTGGAGAGCTATTGCTAAAGGATGGAAAGATGTTAAGCTTACAGTTGATATGTCTGAAGATCCTAGTGTTATCGACATATATTGGCCTCAGATCAAAGACCAGGTTATAAATCTTTTCACCAATGGCCAATTAGAAAAAGGACATATTAACTATGATTCCGATAATGGAAGAGTTCAGGTTAAAGACGGTGTATTACCATATTGTTTCGGAATTATGAATTATGAATTCGTAAAATGTGATCTTATGGGAGAAATAACTTATTGTGATTTATTCCAATGCGATGTTAAGGCTTCTGATATTAAAAACTGTAACTTTTACCAGGCTTCACAGATCAATGGGTCTAAAATTGGATCCTCTTATGTAAATGCTAGTTGCTCTTCATATAATTGCTATGTGTATGGAATTGATGGAGTTTTCTCTGGTAAACTAACAAATGGTATTTTTAGAGAAGGTAAATATACTAAAGATGCCAAATTTATAGATACTGAAATAATTAATTCAACAAAAATATAATTTAAAATGAGCGATATTCGTCAACACCTACAAGGACCGTTAACTACACCACCATCATGGAGTAGTACTTGCTATACTGAGTTTGTAAATCAACTTGCTGCTGAAATTACAGGGTCTTGCATGATTCCTATGAATTTGCCAAGAGCTGAAGTTCAGAACATAGTTCAACGAGCTAAGAAATGGTTTTATAAAAACTATGAATATTCTGTTAGAGAAAGTTTTATTGGAATTCCTATTGAAATGTTTAAGACAGAATATTTTAGAAGAACTAGATCACTTACTCTTCCAAAAGAAGATCCAATTACTGGTGGTGGAGAAATATTCTCAGTCTTTGGAGTTACTCAAACTGGATCTAGATTCGGATCTGGAACTTCTGTAACCTTTACAACTGGAGATTTTGCAATCGAGAGAATGTTATATGGTGGACTATATGGAGGATCAGGAACTGTTGCCGGAGCTGAGAACTTACAATATTATGTAATTAACGAAAGTTATTTCGATATGGTTAGACAAATCGTAGACAATCCGCTAAGTTTTCATTATAGCCAATTAACACATGAAATTCGTTTCACTGGAGAACTTCCAAGAAAGGATGTTATTTTAGAAGTTTACGAAACAATACCGCAGTGTGCACTATTCGAAGATGAAATATTCTTTAGATACTGCGCTGCTAAGATAAAAATTGCTTTAGGTAGCAAGTTGGGTATTTTTGGATTTAATCTTCCAGGTAATATTCAAATTAATGCAGATGCTATTCAATCTCTAGGACAAGAAGAACTTGACAAGGTTTTAGAAGAGATTAAAGGCGACGAAGGAGTTGACTGGATGATGCACTCATAAAAATATTGATAGATACTAAATGGAATTGTATATAAAAACGAATGGGGATCCTAATTACGATCCGACCAAACTCCAATCTGATAGCAGAATCGCAACGTTGTTAGCGCAACTTGATGTGATTTTGTTTACTAGAAGAGGAGAAGTTCTTGGAGAACCGGGACTTGGTTGTAATCTAGAGGATCTAGTCTATTCTTTTAATTACAATGACTCACAAATAAAAAATGAAATTGAACTACAACTAGCTAAATACGTTCCACTTGCAGGTCAAATGGGAGTTACAGTTGATGTTGACTTTGATACTTCTAGCCCCGATAGGGATGCTATTTTTATCAATATCAATATCGATGGCGGTAAAGAAATGGTTCAAGTTGCAATATAAATAAGATACGATGGCATTAACCTTTTTACAGAAAACAAGAGTACAGGCGAATCAGCTATTGTCTGATACGAAAACATATATGTCTAGATTATATTCTAGATTAGGTGAAGTGTTCACTCCTGCATCTCCATTCTTTCAAATCATTACGGTTTTAACTGAACTTACCGAATTAATATTCTTTTATATTGAAGATGCGACAGTTGAACAAAACATAATGACTGCTCAGCAGCCTGAATCTATTTATGGATTGGCTAGACTAACAGGACATGACGCTTTTAGAGGTTCTGCTTCGATTGGTGAAATTAGAGTTAGATTGAATATGTCTTCGATTGGTGAAATCGCTGGCGATGGTATTAGTATTCCAGCTAACGCAATTATTAAATCTAACGGAAACGGTTTACAATACTTATTAAGATCAAATGTTGATCAGTTTAGAATTCAAAAATCAAACTTCGATTGGATAACTATTCCAATTATACAAGGTTCTCATGAATCTCAGACCGTAACTTCTAGTGGAGAAGATTTGCAATCATTTAATCTTAACACTAAAGGATATACTGATCATTATAATGTTCGAGTTTCAGTAAATGGTCAATTATGGACTAGACATGAAGGTTTATATGATATGTTACCTACCACAAAAGGTTATCTTATAAAAACTGGAATTAACGGAGGACTAGATCTTTATTTTGGTAATGGTAATTTTGGAGCAATTCCTGAATTAGGAGCCTCGATCTTAGTAGAATATATTATACATGCTGGTGATGTTGGTAATTTAGTAGATTCTAAAGACTTAACATTTAAATTTGTAACAGAAGGTTCCGATTCGCTTGGAACCACGTATGATTTAAATAAATTGTTAGATTTTGAATGTACTCTAGCTCCTAAAGTTGGTGCAACCGCTGAAGATATTAATTTAACTAAATTAATTGCTCCACTGGCTAGTAAATCTTTTGTGTTAGCTCACCCTGACAATTATGAATATTTCCTATCAAGATACGGATTATTTTCATACCTTGATGCTTACAATACAACGGATGATGGATATATTGATGATGACAATATTATCTACTTATTCATGCTTCCGAATATTAAAAAGAAACTTCAAAAGAATCAAGATTATTTCACATTAGATATTAATGAGTTTTTCTTTTCACAAGACGAACAAAATGGAATACTTGGATTATTAGAAAATTCAGGTCAGCAAATGGTAACAACTGAAGTTCAGATTGTACAGCCAAAACCTCAATATTTTAGAATGGATATTAAGATCAGATACTTTGAAGGATATTCAAAATCAGATTTGTTTACTAAAATTAGATCTGCAGTTTCTGATTATTTAATGAATATTACTAGAAGAGACCGTTTACCAAAATCAGATTTGATTGCGATAATTGAAGGAGTTGAAGGAGTTGATTCAGTAAATATTAGATTCGTATCAGAAGCAGAAGAAAGAGCTAGAAGAAATGGTTACTATGTTTCTGAAACAGTTACAGTTACGCCTTCTACGCCAACACTTGAAACAATTGGTAATGGAAAACAAAAATACGTGTTCTTTAAAAGAACTGTAAATGAGACCATTGTTAATTTTAATCCTGGTGCTCCTCTTCCAGAAGCCGTAATTAAC